GCAGGCAAAATATATCAAAAGTTTTTGCCTTACTTGACCTGACGTTTTACAACAACAACATCGTAGTTATGGCCTTTGACATTGGGCCATTTTGATGTTTTATCTACCACTTGTATATTTTCCCACACAATATCAACATCCATAATACTTTGTATTTTGTTGCGCCACCACTCTGGTAATTCAACTATAAGATGTGCATTACGTCCGTCGGACAACGATTTTTTTGCTGGATAACAGGCAATCCTAAAAAAACCACAACGTTGCATTTTTTCACTAATGGTGCGTAATGTAGCATCAAGATAATCGGGCTCGATGTGTTCTATAGCATCTGTACTGACCACAGTATCTATTGGATGAGTTGGCAAATGTTGGAAGTTTGGATTGCCGGGATCGTATCCGGTAACTTCAATGTTGGGATGTAGTTCTTTGATTGTGGCAATTAGTCCTCCTTGACCGCACCCAAAGTCTAACACACCGGTAGGCTGATATTTTTCAATAAAGTCTTTGACAAGCGGATAGGCGGTATGTCCGTTATTAAACTTGCCTGCTTGATGCAGGTATGCAAGTTGGTCTTTGTAATCTTTATCTATTAGGCTCATATCCATCCCATAATCCAATCATCTTTAACTTGGGCTAGCTTGTGCATGCCAAATGATTCCAACAGGCCAATGGCCGCAAATTGTCCATACTGCTTTGAATACATGTCGTGTGGCTTCTGTTCCACAACCACAACAGGACGCCATTGTCGAATAGTCTGCTCTGCGCCTTGTATCACGCGATACTCAAATCCTTCACAGTCCATTTTGATGTAGTCCACATTATCAATGTGTAAGTTGTCCAGTTTGACCACAGTGGTATCACCCAACCCAATACTGGCGGGATCTATGTGAGTGTGTCCAGTATTGCCTTCAGTTATGGTCATTTGTGCAGTGGTGTCTTGATCACCCAAGGCCACAGGCATAATAACAAAGTTCTTGCCTGCAACATTCTTTTGCAAACAATCTCTAAACAGCGGCACTGGCTCAAACGCAAACACACGCTCAAACTTTGACACAAGTGACCGACTCCATAACCCCACATTGGCACCAATATCTATACCAGTTCTGAACTGGGTGACATAGGCCAAACTCTTGTTGCGTACCTGATACTGATATTCAGCAGGGCCGCCTTTGCTGATGCTCTTGTTGAGCATTTGTGGGAAGTGTGTTTCCGTATCCGGAAACCACCATCCGTGGCTTTCATACATTGTAAGTCTCCTTGAGTATGCGTGTGGCAACTCCGTTTGTTAACTCGTCATTATGGAATTGCCCATAAGCAAGATGATGCGCCCAAGCATGTACTTGATCTTGGTCAGCATATGTGGGTGTGTCTATCCGGGTCAAGTCTGCGTTGGCCACCGGCCTGGCTGCGTTGCAAGGTGCTAGAACAAACGCTGGCACGCCGGCTAGTATGCTCTCAGTGGCGGCAATTGAGTTGAATGTGACCACGGCATGCACATCGTCTAGCGCAGACTCTAAATTATTTTTAACTCTGGCACGACGATCAGGATTGCGTTGACGTATTTCTACAGGACGATCAGTGTGTAGTTTTATAGTAGCAACAGTTTCGGCAATCCATTGTTCTAGATCAACACCGTAGAATATGCAAGGCTTGACGTCCGGAGCCGCAATTAATATTTTGCTACCAGTGCGGCGCCATGATTGTATTTTAATTCCTAACCGCTCCCATCGATCAGCAGGACGTGACACAATTTTATCGTGTTGTAAGTCATTGAGCACAATACGATGATAGTATTTCCATCCGTTGGGATTGTCAGCACTTACACGATTCCCCACATAACCTGAATCCATGTAAAAAAATGCCCGTTTATCCTGCCAGCATTGCTTGATGATCTTGTGTTTCATAATGCCACGAATAACCAATGGGGCAACACTATCTTTGTAGTGCCATGTTTCCAATTCTGTTGGCACAGCACCCGATCCGCAAGCAAACATTTCTATGTACTTGTCAGAGTTTTTCTTGTCAAGAAATACCCAGTTCATTGCCAATATGCTTCTGTTCTTGGAACTTTGAGATCAACCCGTTTACTACGACCGAGATCTTTTCTTGCACCTTTGAGATGATCCAAGTATGCTCCCCATTCACTGTTGATTAAGGGATGGCCTTCGCCTGTGATCAAGTGACTTGACCAATCTAATTCTTGCAACGGCAAATGTTTTTTTACTGCGTCAAACACAAAACTATCATGCCATTCATCCAAGGTAAAAATACCTTGTTCAGCTTGATCATAATATTTTTGAAATTGCGTTAAGAAATCTTGTGTGCGATGGCTTTGAAGATTCATTGCGTACAACCCACATTCAGTATACTTGTGGCCACGCCCCAAGAAGCACAGATCTTTGTTGTCAGGACATAGCCGTTCTAAATCTGTTGTGTTAACAGGGCTGTGACATATGGTATCTGCATCCATCCAAATCAACCACTGTGTTTGTGCATTTTTTGCACAGTGGAAAATAGCATAAACCTTGTGTGCAAAACGAACAGCGTCCCATTTAAATCCTTTGCCGGCATCTTTTCGAAGTCGGCGAACAGGGTCATGGGATACATCTCCATTGGCCTTAGGCACTCCCCGCCAGCGAGTTTTGAATGCTACTAGTTCTGGTACCAGTGCTTCAAGGTCAACAACTTTGAGATTGCTGCCAGTTTCGGCAACTGCACATCCTTCAGCATAGACCTGTAACTCAACTTGTTTTGGCCAATTTTGCATGAATGTTGATATCATTTGTTGTCCGTACTTTTTGTAACCCTGAGAATTGAAAGTGGTGACCACTGTGAATTTGTTTGTTGTCATTTTTTATATGTAAGTAACTGATATTTACTATGATTTTTTCACTCTACAATAAATTTGGAGCACTGAATAGCCGACCGGTATTTGATGCCATAGCACACGGGTTGCAACGTCACGGACACAATGTTGTGTATCATGATGACTCTGCCGATGTTGCTGTAATTTGGAGCCAGCTTTGGTCTGGGAGAATGCAGCCAAACAAAGCAGTTTGGGATTTGTATAAAACATCAAATCGCCCGGTACTAGTTGCTGAAGTTGGGGCAATACAACGTGATGTAACCTGGCGTGTCATGCTTGATGGCAAAAATCAATTTATAACAACTGGGCACACTGGCACAAGGAGTCAACAACTAGGTATACAATTGTTGCCATGGCATGGTCAGGGCGATGAAATTTTAATAGCACTACAACACGAAGCAAGTAATCAATGGGCCCAACAGCCGCCCATGGTCAAATGGCTTGAACAAACTGTGCATACATTACGCCAGTGCACTGATCGTCCTATTGTAATCCGCCCTCATCCTAGGTGTCGTATTGCCAATATTCCTTATGGTTGTACGTTGCAAACACCGTCACCGGTGTCTAATAGCTACGATGATTTTAATATTAATGCCGCTGTGCAAAAATCCTGGGCTGTGGTAAATTGGAATAGCAACCCAGCTGTGTCTGCAATATTAGCCGGGACTCCGGCGTTTGTTGGGAATTCCAGTATTGCGGCCGCAGTTGGAAATTTAAACTTTGACAATATTGAAAATCCAACACGACCAGATCGAGAACAATGGGTCAACGACCTAGCATGGAATGAGTGGAAAATTGAAGAGTTGTACAGTGGTGCAGGACTAGAATCACTGTTATTCTTGACTCATAGAGCGTAGTGCTTTGTTGATCCAAGGCAGCACCAAATCTCGCTGTCGTAGATATCCAAATTTAGTAACGCTGGCCACAGCCGATGCCGGTAATAACCCGCGATCAGCTAAATCATACCATCTAGTTGTTTTGGGATCCATGGGAGCATGATCACTTTTGTACACTACTGCATGCAGCCAGGGTTCGCCGGGCTCTTTGAGAAAGAAGCCAGCGTCACAGTCAAATCCACTAACTGCCAACGCATGTATTAAACTAACCATGGTCCAATTATAGTAATGTCCATCTGGTTGGTCAAATGCCTGTAAATTAAATTCCATGTTAGTTGTTTGTGGAACTACAATGGCCAACATCCCACCGTCGCTGATTGCGTGCCACCAATTGGACAAGGTGTTTAATGGGTTTACAGCATATTGGAATGCATCGTGTGACCAGACAACATCAAATTTTGTTTTATGTGTTCTCAATGGATCTTCAAAGTCTTGAGATAGGAATTGTGTATTTCGATAATTTTTTGTTATAGGGCAAGCACTGGCAATGTCTATCCCGGTGCATTTGATGTTTAAGGGTTCGTTGCTTTCGTCTCGAAAAGTTCGAGTAGCCCACCATTCAAGGTCTAGGCCTTGGCCGCAGCCAATATCGGCCATGGTGGCTATGCTCATCATAAAATCATCGTATTCATACAATGCATCTAATGTGCGCAAACTATGTGCGTGACTTTCCTCGGGTGTTTTAAATATCATACCTGTATATCTTCCATGCCGGCTGTTCTTAGTCTAACTATGTGACCCATTTGCCACTGTTTGGTATCAAGACCTTTCATAATACCCAACCAACGATTGCGTAATAGAGCCACTTCGTTGATGATAGTCTCAAAATCGATGACCTCATCCTCACCATCCACGTACTTTTCAGCGTCTCTGCTAGTCAAAGCGCGAGCATAGCCTTCTAAGTATTTTTGGAAATGGCGTCTACGGATTTTACGCAACTGTATGTTGAGAAAATTAAGCACCGCTTCAATCTCTTGTAGTTGATTAAAGCGATGTTCTGTGATCCCAGGTAACGCTGTGATATTTTTTTCTACCAATCCACCTATGCGACATTCCAACTTGGCGGAGTCTAACTCTCGCTCATAGTGAGCAATAAAGTCAGGAATAGCGCCAAGATCGGCAACTACACGGCTATACCACATTAATCTTCCCAGTCTTCGTCTTTGAAGTCTTCAAAGTCTTCGTCCTCTTCTGCGTCCTCTTCTTCGACATAGTCTTTGTCGTTGTCAAGGTATGCAGTTAATGCACGTTTGATATCCAAGTCGCCTTTGAACGCATCACGAATGTCATCAACATCACTGTCATTGTCCATTAAAATTTGTACCATGGTCTCGGCGGCTTCGGCACGATCCACTGTGTTCACAAATCTTTTTAGCTCACTCCAAATTTCACTTGCTACTACTTCGCTCATTCTGCTTCCTCCTCGACTGTAGTTACCTCTTCCTTCTGATTACTAAAGTCTTTCATCACTGTGTCAAGGCACCCGTCATCATTCTTTTCCCAGGCTTTGCGGAACTTCTTGATAATCTCGCCGGCACTGGTGGTAAACACCAAGCTGTTGCCTTCACGTTTGAGTAAACCCTTCTTCTCAATCAAGTCCACAAGACCCGAATAAGGACTCATACCTGTTGTGTAGGGAATCTTGACTTGTACGCCTTCAAAGGGTTTAGCGTAACGTGTTTTCATAACTTTACAGCCGGCACGAATACCATTTACTTCGGAAACCTTGTTGCCGTCCTCGTCCTCTTTGAGCTTCATCTTCTTCATGGCAACTACAATTGAGCTGGCATAGATAAAGCCTTGGCCGCCACTGATCTTGTCATCTGGATCAAACATGTCTTGACTTGCGTATGTGTGGTTGGTACATACCAGGCCTACATTGTAGCTACCAAACATGTTGACACAGTTACGAACAAGTGCAGTCAATGCTTTGGGTTTGCGACCCAAGTCGCCTTTCATTTCGCCTGCAT